GGTAATTCGAGCCGCAATTTTTTTCTAGCGATAGAACTCATATTAAGGCGAACAATCATGAGGGTTATTCATGTCTAGCGTTCAGGACATAGCGGCGCATCTTGAAATGGCGCCTTCAAACGTAATTAAATTAATTAAAGAAGGCGTCATTACGAAGCAAGATCGTGGGCAATACGATTTAAAAGAAGTGCGCAAAGAATATATTATTTATATGCGTAATCGAGCAGGTACTCAAAACAACTTGGATCTCGCTAAAGAAAGAGCTCGCTTGGCTAAAGAGCAGGCAGATGCAAAAGAGATGGAGAACGCAGTTGAGCGCGGAGATCTTGTTTATATAAGCGAGATTGTTGAAGAATTTAAGGAGCAGCTTATGAAGTGCAAAACTAAGCTTTTTGCTGTACCTACTAAGATTGCTGCGGAGGCACACGCAGCTGCTACAGTGACGGAAGTGCAAGACTTAATGCATAAGGCAATAGAAGAAGCAACTAATGAACTTATCGGCTACAGAAATAAAGGCGCAGAGGGCTAAATTAAAAAAAGCACTTGATAAAGCGTTAAAAGAAACAATGAAGCCACCGCCTAAGCTTTCTATTAGCGAGTGGGCGGATGAGTATCGTCAATTATCATCGGAAAGCTCTGCTGAAGCGGGGCGATGGTCTACATCACGCGCTGAATATCAACGTGGCATGATGGATGCTGTATCTGATAAAAAGATAGAAACCGTTGTGCTGATGACTGCAGCGCAAATTGGCAAGACAGAGCTCATTAATAATGTTGTCGGTTTTCATATATCGCAAGACCCAGCGCCAATGTTGGTTGTGCAGCCTACGCTTGAGATGGCGCAGACATGGTCGAAAGATAGATTAGCACCTGCTATACGGGATACTCCAGCATTATCTGCTAAAATAAAAGATCCTCGTTCGCGTGATAGTGGCAATACTACACTGCATAAAGTGTTTCCAGGTGGACATGTTACAGCATGTGGTGCAAATTCGCCTTCATCACTTGCTTCTCGCCCGTGTCGCGTGATTTTATGCGACGAAGTCGACAGATACCCATTATCTGCAGGCACTGAAGGCGATCCTATTGCCCTTGCTAAAAAGCGTGCGACTACTTTTTGGAATAAAAAGATAATATTGGTTAGTACTCCGACTGAAAAAGGTGCATCCCGCATTGAAGCTGCATATGATGAGAGCGATCAAAGGCGTTATTACGTGCCGTGCGCTGATTGCGGTGAGGAGCAAGAGCTAAAGTGGGCAAATGTAAGATGGGAAAATGGCGACCCTACAACAGCTGAATATATTTGCGAACATTGTGGAACTTGTTGGGGCGATGCTAAACGCTTTCAAGCAATAAGATACGGACGCTGGCAAGCAACTGCAGAGGGCGATGGTAAAACTGCGGGTTTCCATATTTCTGCGCTTTACTCTCCATGGACTGCATTAGAAGATATTGTTCGTGACTTCTTAGCGTCTAAATCTGATCCCATGAGGTTAAAAGCTTGGGTTAATACAACATTGGGTGAAACATTTGAGGAAGATGGAGAGCGTATAGATGAATTTTCGTTATTTGACCGCAAAGAAGACTTTGGTGAAACGTTACCGGCTGGAGCTGTTGTGTTGGTGGCGGGTGTTGACGTCCAGGATGATCGTTTGGCGTGCGAAATCGTCGCTTATGGTAAAGGCGAGGAAAGTTGGTCGATCTATTACGAAGAAATTTATGGCGATCCTTCAGGGCCGCAATTGTGGCAAGACTTAGATTTTATATTATCTCAAACCTTTACACATCCTGAAAAAGGTGACATGATAATTAGATCAACATGCATCGACAGTGGTGGTCATTATACGCAGCAAGTCTATAACTATGTAAAGTTAAGAACAGGTCGTCGTATATTTGCAATAAAAGGTATTGGTGGTGAAGGCAAGCCAATTATTGGTCGACCTAGTAAGAATAATATTGGTAAAATTAATCTATTCCCTGTTGGAACCGATACTGCAAAAGAATTATTATTTGCAAGATTAAAAATAGATGAACCTGGACCTGGTTATTGTCACTTCCCGCTTGATAGGGAAGAAGAGTATTTCCGTATGCTAACTGCGGAAAAGAAGGTATTGAGATATTTTAAAGGCAGACCTAAACGCGAGTGGGTCAAAACGAGACAGCGAAACGAAGCTCTTGACTGTAGGGTTTATGCGATGGCGGCATTACAAGTAATGGGCATAAATATCGAGGCGGTTGTAAAACAGCAGCAAAATAGTGTAGGATCGCAAAAGAAGCACGCAGTACGTCGGCCAGGAATGCCGAGGAAAAACTCTTTTGTGCACGGCTATAGGTAGACATAATGGCTAATTTATTCGATGCTGCTAATGCCCCAGAGGGCGAACCAACAGAGATTGTGGTTGGTGATTATCTTCAATGGACTAGGAAAGACATCGCTCAAGACTATCCACCTGCGACGCATTCAGCTGAATACGTTGCGCGCATAACAGGTGGCGGAGCTTCTGAGATAAAGCTTGCAGCGACCGAAACGGATGGATATTATTTATTCAGTGTAGATAGCACAACATCTGCTGAATTTACTGTTGGATATTATCATTGGCAGTTAGAAATTACGCAGACAAGTTCCGGCAATAGAATAGTAATTGATCGGGGTGAGTTTGAAGCAATAGCAGATTTGGATGTAAATCAATCTGATCCGCGTATACATGCCGAAATTATGCTAGCAAAAATAGAAAGCTTGCTAGAGGGTAAAGCTGATAGTGATGTCGGTAGTTATTCTATTGCAGGTAGATCTCTAAATAAGCTTACTTTTGATGAATTAATCAGCGCCCGCGATTATTATAAGTCCGAGGTAAATAAGTTTAGAAGACAAGAACTAATTAAGCGCGGCAAAGCAAGTCAAAATACAATTAAAGTGAGGTTCAGCTGATGGGCATAATGGATATGTTTAAGCGAGCTAAGTCGCAGCCTCGCCGTCGTAATTATGCAGCAGCGGCAAAAGGTAGACTATTTGCTGACTTTGTGGGTTCAAATAGAAGTGCCGATAGCGAAATCAGGTGGGCGCTTCGTGACATTCGCAATAGAAGTAGGGACCTAGAGCGAAATAATGAATATTTTCGTCGTTACTTGCAGCTTTTGAGAACAAATGTAGTAGGCGAAAATGGCTATAATATTCAGGTAAAAGCGCGAAATCCTGATGGGTCATTAGATCGCGGCGGTAATAATATTATTGAAAAATCATGGCGTGAGTTTAGTAGAGTTGGTTTTCCTACAGTAGACGGCCGCCTTTCTCTTATTGATTTGTGCAACCATGTAATTACAGGTATGGCTCGCGATGGCGAGGTATTTTTGCAGATTATTCGAGGTAATTACTTGAAGCATGGTATTGCTTTGCAAATTATTGAACCAGATCGCGTGGATGAAGAAAAGAATGAACGCGCACCAAACGGTAATCAGATCCGCATGGGAGTTGAGCTTGATAATAAAACAAAGAGACCAGTAGCTTACCACGTGCTTACATATCATAAGGGCGATTACGATTATATGCTTCCGCAAAATGAACGTAAGTATGAAGTAATTCCCGCAGAAGAAATGATGCACATTTATCGCGTAGAGCGCGGTGGTCAAACTCGAGGCGTTCCCTGGTCTGCTGCAGCTATTACTTCATTAAAAATGCTGCATGGTTATCGCGAGGCAGAGTTAATTGCTGCGCGTACAGGTGCTGCAAAAATGGGTTTCTTCACTTCTCCTGCAGGCGATGGTTTTACCGCTGATGCATTTGACGATGAAGATAATACAGTGCCTATTTATGATGCTGAAGCTGGTACATTCCACCAACTTCCTGCGGGTGTAGATTTTAAAGCATTTGATCCTACGCATCCGACAAGCGCATTTGCGGACTTTGAAAAGGCTATTTTGCGAGGTATTGCAGGCGGCTTGGGTGTGAGTTACACGTCTCTAGCAAATGATCTTGAAAGCACAAGTTATTCCTCAATTAGGCAAGGTGCTTTGGAAGAGCGTGATTTCTACAAGACCTTACATCGATTTATGATCGATCATTTCTTAGACCCACTTTATCGCATGTGGCTTGAGCATGTTATAGATTACAACTTTATTCCTATTACAGGAAATAAGAAGTTTGAGAAGTTTAGCGCTGATGTGACTTGGCGCGGTAGAGGGTTCCAATGGGTTGATCCATTAAAGGAAATGAATGCTGCAGTTGTTGGCTTGCAGCATGGAATTATAAGTCATTCTGATATTGCTGCTAATTATGGAAGGGACGCTGAAGACACCTTTGCGCAAATTCAACGCGACATCGACACAGCTGCTTCTTATAATTTGAGCATGTCTTATCAACCATTTGGCGATAAATTACCAGTTCAAGCGGAGGGTACTGATGCCGTACAAGCCGACGAGTGAAATGGTAAATGAGGCGGAGCGTGGTCTTTCTTGGCGAAGAGAATTTGGTCGCGGCGGCACTGCTGTCGGCATTGCTCGAGCACGAGACATAAGTAATGGCAAAAATTTAAGCAAAGACACCGTGAAGCGCATGTATTCTTACTTTAGCAGACATGAAGTAGATAAGCAAGCCGAAGGATTTCGCCCAGGTGAAGATGGTTATCCTTCAAATGGCCGTATTGCTTGGGCTTTGTGGGGCGGTGATGCGGGCTTCTCATTTAGCCGCAAAATCGTAGCACAATTAGATAAGGATGATCGCGATATGCAAGATATTGATAAATCTGATATGGTTGCCTCAAATCTCGAGGATGATACAATGACAGATGAAACAAGAGCAGAAGCTGATGAACTAAGCGTGGGCGATTTTGTTGCTTGGAATAGTTCAGGCGGTGAAGCTTATGGTCGTATTGAAGAAATAGCAAGGGAAGGGCAAATTGCTGTCCCCGGAACAGACTTTGAAATTAATGCGGAAGAAGATGATCCTGCTGCATTAATTGAAGTGTATCGCGAAGGTGATGAGGGTTATGAAGCTTCTGGTGTCACGGCCGGTCATAAATTCTCTACTTTGACTAAGGTCGATGAGCGCGGTTACAAAGACAAAAAAGGCTACGGCAAAGACAAAGAACGTCTAGCTCGCGAGAATATGGAAACTCGTGGCATGATGTTTGATGGTAAAGTCGTGGATGAAGATAAGCGTACTGTTCGTATTGCTGTTTCAAGTGAGGAACCAGTCGAGCGTAGCTTCGGAGACGAAATTTTAGATCACAATGAGCGTAGTATTGATCTTAGCTTTGCTAAGTCAGGTCGTATGCCCTTATTGCTAGATCACGATCCGCGCCAGCAAATTGGTGTGGTTGAAGATGTTAACCTTGATAGCTCGGCACGTCGTTTGCGTGCGACGGTTCGTTTCGGTAAAAATGGACTTGCTAAAGAGGTTTTCGATGATGTTGTTGATGGTATCAGAAGCAATATCAGTGTTGGCTATCATGTCAACTCTATGGTCGAGGAAGGCACGGGTAGCTACCGTGTTGATAATTGGCTACCAATGGAAGTATCGGTTGTAAGCATACCCGCAGACAGGACAGTCGGGGTAGGTCGTGCAGCGGAGAAGCCACCCGCAGAACCTAAAATTCAATCTGAAACAAAGGAAACTACAATGACTGAAGAAGTTCAAGTTGACGTAGAAGCGGTTCGCGCAGATGCAGCACGTTCCGCAGCTAAAGAAACAGCCGAAATGTATCGCTTGGCAGCAAAGCACAACAAGCGCGACATGGCAGACGAAGCGGTTGCAAATGGCCGTTCACTAGCGGAATTCCGTGGTGAATTGTTGGAAGCAATCGGAAACGCGCCACTAGACACACAAGAGATTGGCCTAACAAAGAAAGAAGTTCGTAACTTCTCTTTGATGAACGCAATCCGTGCAATGGCGAACCCAACTGATCGTAATGCACAAGAAGCTGCACGTTTCGAATTCGAAGCGTCACAAGAAGCTGCAAAACGTGCTGGCATTGATCCACAAGGTCTATACATGCCACATGACGTTCTACGTTCATGGAACCAGCGTGATCTGAACACATCAGACGACAGCGCAATGGTTGCAGAAGCGTATCGCGGCGGTGACTTCATTGACGTTCTACGCAACGCATCATCTGTGATGCAGGCTGGAGCGACAATGTTGACAGGTCTACAAGGTGACGTAAAAATCCCTAAAAAGACAGCGGCATCAACAGGTGCATGGATCGCAACTGAAGGTGGCGCGTCCACTGAAAGCGAACCAACATTTGGTCAGGTCACAATGTCACCAAAAACAGTTGGTGCGTTCACTGACATCACACGCTTGATGATGATGCAATCGTCACTAGACATCGAAAACCTAGTTCGTAATGACCTTTCAACAGGCATCGCACTAGCAATCGACAACGGTGCATTGCAAGGTACAGGTTCATCTGGCCAGCCAACAGGTATTGCTAATACTTCTGGCATCAACGCACCAACAGACTTCGCAGCGGCAACTCCAACATTTGCTGAAGTTGTTGCAATGGAAACAGCGGTTGCAGAAGATAACGCGCTTATGGGCAACCTAGCGTATATCTTGCCAGCTTCCATGTACGGCGCACTGAAAACAGCTAAGAAAGATGCTGGTTCGGGTGAGTTTGTTGTTGAGCCAAATGGTACAATCAACGGTCGCACTGCAATCGTAGCAAACCAAGTCACAGCTGGCGATCTATACTTCGGTAACTTCGCAGACTGCTTGATTGGTATGTACGG